TTCATCACTGTCAGCGATTCCGTTAGTTTTGAAACGGACATAGTCCATTGATGCGAGAGTAATTCCGTATCCCGTTCGGACTGCATTAATTTCAAATTGGTTAGTTCTGCCAGCACCTCCACCAGTAGCACCCCAGAAATTTATGTAACCTTCGGTAGCATTATTTGTAAGAGTTATTGTTGGGCCAAACGCATTGTCACGGTCTATAGTTAAATTATTCGTAATAGTGCCACCATTAAACGAACTCGTACTACTTGTCTGAATTACGTTGCCACTAGAATCAACTGCAAGATATTTGGCTATAGTTCCTGTTAAACCGCTGCCACCGTATGCACCTAATTGAAGCTGACCAGCATCAGCCACAACAATGCGGTCTTGCCAACCGCCACTGTAGTAGGTCTGAATCTTGACACCCGCATCTCCAGCTAAACGCAACACTGATGAGTCGTTGTAAATGAATGAACTGCTAGGCCCGTTGAAATGTAAAGCACCACTCTTCGCAAACCTAGCAACCTCTCTAACTGTATAACCAGAAGATGTAGCTATAGCTAAATGCGAATTACCATCTCCATCTGGAACCGCTGTTAGGTTAACTCCCCTAGCTGTCCCGCTTGAACCTCTAGCTCCAATATGCAGCGAAGTATAAGCGGAGTTAATCGCTCCAGTAGTGTCAATTGTTAGGTTCGCCGTTGGTGTTCCAGAGGTGGCGTAACTTGCTGTACCGGGAGTGTTCTGGTGGTAGTTGCCTGTCGTTGTGGTTCCTGATCCCGAAGTCTGAAACTTAGTTACATTGTTGTATGCTAAAACAACCTCACCGTCCTGAACGAACGATGCCATGTTTTCTGTTCCAGCGGCATTTTTGATGCGTACTACATTGCCTCGTAAATGAAGGTCACCCGTTCCGTTATCATGTATTATGCTATGAGAACCATCATGGTAAATTTGTAGATCATCTCCCGTTCCTAAAAGAATTTTTATATTATCAGGAATTTTAAAATCACCAGTGTCATACCATTCGGCACATTTAGCAGTTTCGTTGTAAATTTCTAATCCACCATACTGGTTAACTCCTAACTGAAAATATTCGCCGCCTGTGGATGGGTTTTCAAAAATCTTTAAAGCGTAGCCACTGGAGTTTGTGTATAATGTTGTTAAACCATTAAATGTAGCAGTAGTTCCAGAAATTGCAGCAAGGGTGCAGCTTCCTGCTACCGTTAAATTATTGTTTACAGTGAATGTTCCAGCAGCAGATATTGTTGCGGCAACTGATGTTGGTGTAGATGTCTTTGGTGTCCAAAATTGCAGTATACCATTTTCAGCATCTAGCCCAATATCGGCAAAACGGTTTGCACTGTTTGCAGCATTCTTACCTTGAAGTCTAATCCTTGCGTCTCGGCCAGCAGTTAACGATCCGATACGCATTTGCAAGTCGTTGGCCGAATCATTTACGCAAAGCTTCTCGGATGGACTTGAATCTCCCAGCCCTAGCCGACCCGTGTCAGTTATTATTGCTGTTGTGGTGTTAGCTGAGTTTCGGAAATAATGATGATCTCCGCTAACAAATGTTCTAAATTTTAAACCAGCATCATCTACAATTATTTTTGCGGTATCAGTTGATCCTAAACGGAATCCTAGTCCATTGTCCCAATCGCCAGTTGGTGACTGAATAGTTAATATCTGATTTGCTACTGTACCTTTAACAGCAACATTTCCTCCATCAGGATTTAATGCAATAACATCGTAAGTACCCCCAGTGAAGCTTTGCAGTTTTGACCGTGTTCCATCATGGCTAACACGCAATAGACTATTAGTGCTGTGCCAAAAATCTGAGTAACCTCCTCTAACAAATAATTTTGCACTTGTAGCGTTTGACCCTCCAAAGGAACCGTTACCTTCAATTATAGACGAACCGTTAACGTGGAATGTTTCGTTGATTGCCCCACTTGAAAGCCCAATGCCTACGTTACCATTTCCTTTTACGATGAATATATTAGCATCACCATCGCTCTGCACCTTGAGTACGTTAGAACTTGCGTTACTGGTAGCAGTTTCAATTAGTAAACCATTGTCCTCAGACTGAGTGCCAGTGTTGCGTATTGTTGTTAAGAACTGGCCGTTAGTTGTGTCACCAGTTACATGGAGGAGGCTTGTCGGGGCTGAAGTCCCTAGCCCTAGCCGACCATTACTGTCAAACCTAGCAAGTTCAGTCGTTCCATTCTTAAATGTTATTGAACGGTTGCTAATTACAGTGGACGAATTACAACCGAGGGCTAAAGAATATTTAGCGTAAATTGACGAGTTATCATCTTCGTTGTTACCACCGTTTAATTGAATAGATGGTACTGCTATTGTTCCCCCTTTAATTTTTAAGGGAGTCGTTGAGTTGTTTCCACTAACGGTTGCCCCACTGGAGCTAGTCTCAAATTTAGTTACGTCATTGTACCGTAGTTGAACTGATCCACCATCTGTGCCTAGTAAATATGTTTTGGTTGCTCCAGCGTTGTTAAGGGCAAGGCTGCTACCGTTTATGTTTAGGGTTCCACTAGAGCGAGTGATACTGCCACCGACTGTTACATTACTACTAAAGTTAGCAGTGGTTCCAGACAGTGCTGCAAAAGTGCAACTTCCAGCTACTGTTAGGTTACCCGAAAAGTCTCCAGCTACAGAATAAACATTACTCCACCTATAGTTAGCTCCTCCACTTGAGTATGTATTGTTGGCCGAAGGGGCTACTTTGCGGGAAGTCAGTTCTCCAGTAAGTATGCCGCCAGCTAGGGGGAGATGATTGTTTAACTGTAGGACACCATTGGCAGCAGCGTTGCCGACATATAACTTACTGTCTGAAAGATTAACTGCTAACTCGCCAGCCGCTAAACCGCTAGGTACGCCAGCAGTTGCCTTGCGCTTAATCTGAAGTGTATTAGCCATTTACTAAAATGTTCCACAGTCTATGGTTGATGAATCTTTAATGAATGTAGCTGAATCAAAAATTGTTAATGGCACATCACTGAATGCATATTTTTTTGTATCACCACCCGCTGTAACATAAACAAGTTTGTCATTGCCTACTGGGTCAGAAGCTCCGTTTGCTACTTCTTCTAAATCAACAAACAAGTTAACAGTTCCTGTTGTGCCTCCACCGCCTAATCCTGTTCCCGCAGATACAGACGTTATATCCCCAGCATAACTACCAGTAACAAAAGTATGTATCTGATCTGCTGTTGCTAAGTTAGCTCCTCCATCTGCAATTGCTTCTGTAGTAACCTTTGATGTAGGAAGGGTTCCATTAATAGATGACGCACCTAAGTTGACACGCATCTGTGTGTTGTGAATCTCTAAGCCGCCATTTGTGGTTAAAGCTGCATTTAAAGTATTACCACTTTTACTAATTCCATTTCCAGCAACTATCTGACCAGCCCCAGAAAATTGGGTAAACTGAATAGCCGTAGATCCAATTGTAATTGTATTGTTGGTTGTTAAAACAAATCCATTATCCGCATTTACAGTACCCTCCTCAACAAACACAAAAGCATTTGCAGTTACCTCATCGTTTTCGTTAAAATCAGTTGACCTTGAAAATCCTTTAGTTGTATCGGTATAAGTATAAATACCATTTGCTGCATCTGCCGCATCATTGGAAGCTTGTGACTTAACTAAAACCCTATCTCCGTCAGCAAGAGTTACACCATCAATAACATTTTGACCTCCACTTGTTGATCCTCCGTAGCTGTTAGGAAAGCCACTAGGCATAACAGTTGTTGTGGCAACTCGCACTGATTCTTTTACATCTAATCCTTGAACATGATCGTCAACATACTGCTTGTTAGCCGCATCTGTAATACTTACTGGAGCGGCAAGGTTAGTTAATCTCTTACTGTTCAAACTTACGTTTGCAGTAGGGGCTGGCATTAAATTTAAAGGCCCAGCTACTACTGGTTGGTTAGCTGCTTCACCACCAGTCTCTGTTCCTGATCCTATGTAAAGTATATCAGTAACTTCATGATAAGCTAACTCCCCCCTTGCTAAAGCAGTTGGCGCATTACCGTTAGCATTGTCACTGCGTTTAATTTTAAGTATATTTGCCATTAGAAAAATCCTCCGTTAAGTGTCTTGTTATGTATGTCTTGATAGTTTTCAGTTCCAACTGCATCACCCTCAATCTTTAGAAGTTTTTTAATTTCATCAGCGGTCAAGGTTTGAGATTCTTCCAAACTCATTCCAGCTATAGCAATCTTATGCCTAGCCTGACCTCTGTTCTCTCCACCCGTACCAATATACAACAATCCATCGACCTCATTGAAAGCGATCTCACCCCGACCTAAGTTGCGGGGTGGACCTTCTCTTTTAGTCTCATGCTGTATTTTAGTACGAACAGACATTAGCCAACTTTTTGTACTAGGATTTTATACTGCCAACCTGTTGTCCTTGCTCCGTTGAAAAATAACTTAACAGTATTGTCTCCGTTTCTATTAACAACAACATGCTGAGTATGGCCAATATCAACCCCGTCATATGCACGATCATTAAGGTTATCTGACGAACTTGATTGTAGATCAATGACATCGACAATTACATTTCGCGTGCCTAGACCGTGAGTAATTTCAACCGTGTCGTGTGCACCACCAGATGTTGAGTCATGACTGTAAGTCACGCCACCACCGCTGCTGTTGCTCCATGTTAGATCAAGCACATACCCAGAGCTTGTGCTTGAGTCTCCTGACCCTGTTATTTCTGCTGCCATATGCCTGTTTCCTTATACGAACTCTGCGTATGAAAGTTTTAAATTGCTGGCACTAAAAGCACTAATAGCTCCAGTGTAGTCATCAATCTTGATAGTTCCACCAGTCCCGTCATATGTAGACGAACAGGCTTTTAGTATATAATGGAATGTAGTAGCACTAGCTGTTGCTCCCATAGCTATAGTTAAAGTACTTGTTCCTTGATTTTGTATCGTGATCGACTTTCTAGCGGGATTTCCTGCCGAACTAATTACTAACGTAGCGTTAGAACCATCGGTTTCGAAATCAGATCTTGGTGTAGCCGTTCCATCAGTAATCATGTTACTAGGCTGCGGCCCTCCTCCTATGTCTGGTGTGTATCCACTTGAACTCATATTATTTTATTTCCTTAAGTTGGTCTCCCTTGATCGGGATAAATTTGTTGTCGCCTGTCGTCTTTCTGGGTGCATTCCCAAATCATCTCACTAACTGTATCGTTAAACTCAGCTGTAGCGAAACCATAACTCTCCGAATCATGATCCCAATCACGGGCATGTTCTTTAGTTACATAAAGTCTTACAGCTCTTTGAACCTCTGGGTCATCTCCATCTACTGTATCGTTATCGGCCCATGTCTTTTTAAATCCTGTCCACTCAACTACGAGTGACTCAGAATCTATAAGCCTAGGAGCAATATAAAGTTTACCTCTATACTTAGCCCACATTCCATTAAAGGCTCGTTCCTCAGTATCTGAAGAAGTCTGGCTGGCTGCTTGAACATTTGTTGGATCTGTTGTCGAGGATGATGCAGATTTATTAGTTGCAACTTTTAAGTAATCAGTACCTTCCTCTCCTTTGATCCATTCGGTAATATCTTTAAAAGATTTTTGTTTATAATGCCTCTCATCAAATTTACTTGATGAGTTCGTGTTGGCTGAATCGCTGTCTATCGTGTAAAGCCTATTAATTACTCCATCTGGAGCAGCAATAACAGATGTCCTTATGTACTCTTCGACAGCAGAGTTAAGAGATCCTCCTGACATTACGTCAGTCTTAGTAACATTTAGTTGCTGAAAACATGGCACATGCTTTTGGAGATGTACTAATGCTTCAATAATATAGTTATCTATAACTGTACTTAAGTTCTCAGGAACCCCATATGGGAAAACCTGAGAACGAACATTTGTTTTTAATGTGGCAAAAGTCATTTAGATTTCTTCTTCTTAAACTTACCTACCCTTTTTTTAGGGGCTGGTGCTGGCTCAGGTGCAACCTCACCAGATTCTTGGCTGTTGACCGCAGGCTGAACATTTTTTTTGAACTGGGGTGGAAGAGACGAGTCCGTCGAGTACTCCCCTCTTATCTCGTCCCTCCACTTCTCTTCTGGCTGAATTCCCAAGGATTTTTTTTTTAGATAATCATTGTACTCTTCCTTGGTCGACACCATGACCCCTCCTATAAATTTGTTTATTGCAGTATTAATCTCGTTTATAAGGAATTTATCCGTAGTTGCTATATATCCATATTCATTATCCACTGTTGGAAATATTAGTTTTTGACCGTTGCTTAAATACAACGGTGTAGATGGATTAACTTGCTTATAATACCTCTTATTCATGCCCTGTTAATTTATTATGAAAAAGGGCGGCAGGCAAGCAGTTGTAAGCCCACCTGCCACCCTTGTGGCAAAACAATATAGCTAATCTGGGATTAGTCCCCAGATTGCGTGGTATCGTCAGATAGCAAGTCAGTCTCGGTACTCGCAACTGCGGTGTTTCCGAGAGCAGAATAGTTAGCAGTACTAACTACAGTATCTGGCTCAGCATCGTCAAAGTTCTCAACGATAAGGTTATCGTCAGGACACTCAACAATAGCAGTCCAAGTAACACTGTTAAGTGTAACTTCCTTGGTTGGTGAACGCATTACGCATCCATAACCACTGTCAATTTTAGCCAAATCTTCAAGAGCACCAACTGTGTGTACTTTGCGATTTGAATCAACAACGCCCGGATAAACACCGCCACCTAAGTCCAAGAACATAAGGAATCGACCGCTATCACCAACCTTACGAGACGCACCCTCAGTGTTAAGTGCGCCTGACCCGCCACCTTGCAGGTTGTTGTGCTGGTTGGCGACCAACTCCTCTGCCTTCATAGCAGAAACAAAATCATCGAAGTAATGATCGGTGATAATGTTTAGCGTGACACCCTGCGGGTAGAGCAACTCATAGCTGCGAACACGGAATCCTAGCTTGTTAATAGCACCATCTTTGACTTGGTAGTCAAATGTAATAGCACTATTACTGTTAGCTGTAACAGTAGCAGCACCGTAGTACTTAACCATTGCAGTCTGAATGCTAGCAGCTGTCTTGCTGTCTGTGTAACAATCAATGCTATCAGAAGCACGACCACTATTAGAACGAGTACGATACAAAGTGTATAGTTCGTTAAATAGCTCAGCTAAGTTAAGACGCTGACCCTTAAGGTCTTTAACACGACTACAAGCCTGTAATTGCTCATAAACACCAATAGCGTTTGCCTTACGGCTAACTAGGTGAGTGCCAACACCACCTGTTGGAGCACCAGTAACGCCACCAACATTAGGAGAATAATGTGCGTACTGGGCTGGAAGTGCAGTCCAGTTAGCCAGTGATTGGTTACTGCTAATACGCTTGCCCCAGAAGAATGAGTTCATCCACTCACGCTGCCACATGGCTCCTAATTGGCGGTTACGCTCAGCAAGAGTAACATCCCCAAACTTAGAGAAATAAGGGTTGTTAGCACTAAGCTTAGCAAACCATTCTTTGTAAAACTCATCCACACAAAGAGTGTAACGAGAAGTCTGAGTCCAGAATGGAACAACACGATTAGGGTTTAGTGCAGGGCGATTTTCACACCAGCTTTCGTAATCGCTTACATTGTTAGCTCCGATAACAGCAACACCAGAACTTACTCCTGAATGAGAATGAGAGTCCCCGTTGGAAACGGCTACTACTGCAACATCAGTCCAAGTAGGTGTTCCAGATGCAACATTCTCGTTAGCTGAAGCAGCAATAATAAACTGAGTGCGAGATGCAGCACCTGCCCCGGTACGACCAAAAACGTGAAGAGTAGCTCCCGGCACAAAATGAGAAGCATTAGGGTCTAAACCATAACGACTCTTTAAACGGAGAATGTGTGTAACAGCCCCGTAAGTTGTACTGGTCTTCGCAACTGGACGGCCAGCGGCCCCATTAGTAGTGTTAGTCGTGTAACTACCTTCAGCTACGTTTTCTAGAACAGCCCAGAAGTCATCATTAATGATGCTCTTTTGAGAAGCCAAGATGAATGGCTCCATAATGGAGTCAGTACCTTGAATCTTTTTCTGGTTGATCAGTGCTCCCACGGGACGCGCAGAAGACATAAGCCAGTCGTATAGACCGTATGTCTTGGTTCCGCAGGCCTTAAGCTCCATATTAGTGGTCATCAATGATTGCATATCTCGGTAGTCATCACTACTTTTGAATATACTAAGAAGACCCTCTGGAGTGGCATATGCTATATTAGAACGAGTAATCGTTCCGCATGAATCATAGTTGTTAGAGATAGCTGTGGCGCATCGCTGGCCATGATCCCCAAACAACATCGCTTGTTTTTCCGCTACAGTAGGCATAATATTTTCCTCCTAAAAAGGTGCAGGGATTGTATTAGCCCCAAAGCATATCTGCCAATTCTTTTTCTGGTGTAGAAATCTCTTCTGTGCCTGTGGTCAAATTTGGCGATGAAGCAGATGTTGACGATGACTCTGGAGACGCTGGCTTATTTGTTGTTTTTGTTTTGCCAGTTGATCTTGATTGCGTCTTTTTCCCCGCAGGAGCACCCCCATATCTTTCTAACATTTTCCTAGATTGGTCAACTTGACTGCTAACAGTAGCAGTTATTTCCTTGACTAGTTCTGCTTTGGCTAAGTTTGCGTCTATTGTCCAGTGCCTAGATTTCTCTGCATTAGACATCCTTTTGAACTCAGCATTAGTTGCAAACCTTCTACCGTTCCAGTTCTGACTTTCAGGTGGCAAACTTTTAACGTAAGCCTCTTTGTTTGATAAAAATTCATTGATAGCTAAATGGCTTTGATTTTTAGTATTAGGTGAAAACAATCCCATTTCTGTTTTATTTTGTTCTAATTCATAAACCATTACACTTAAAGTGTCAGCAGCTTGGGATACTTTATCGAATACAAGGGGGTCAGATTTTTCAGCCTCTTCTAACCCTTTCTCACTCATTACCTTCTCTAAGTCAGGGCTAACGGCTTTTACCATCTCTTTAACCGCATCACTAGCAGACTCTCTTGCTTTTGGTTCTGCCTCGTTCTTTCTGTGAATTTTGTGCTCAAGTTCATCTATTCTTTCTTGGTATTTCTTTTCGACTTCACTTAACACTGGAGCCATTTCCACTCTCTTTTCTGCTTTCTTGAAATCAGATTGAGAGTATTTAGGCTCATTGTTTCGATAAAATTCTGCATGTTCTTCAGAGTCAGGATCAAATTCTTCATGAGGATTATCTTCAGACCATTCCCTTTGGTAGGCTTTTGAAGATTCTACAAAACTAGCGAACTTTTCTTTAGCCCCTTTATATTTATCTGGATTGGCTTTTTCCATCTCAGCAAAAACTTCGTAAGTACTTTGATCATCATCGTCTAAATCGGATGAAACATCATTAGGAATATCTTCATATGATTCCTTATTACTTTGCTTAATAGCTTCAGCGGCAGCTTGCCCAGCAAGCTTAGCCATATCCTCCATAGAAGGAATAGACTCTCTTCTCTTTGTTTCTTTTCTGGGCTCCTCTTCTTCTACTTCAGCTACTGTTTCTACTACTGCTTCTGCTTCCTCTTCTTTAACTTCTGGTTCTGGGTTTTCCTTAGCTCCTTCTTTTTCTTTTTTTGTTTCCATCCCCATCATTTTTCTTAACTCAAGAAGATTATCTTCAACTTCTTCACTGGGGTTTTCTTTTTCAGGTTCCTTAACTTCCTCTTCCTGATCTTTATTTTCTTTTTGAGAATTATTTCCTGTGTATTCAATTATTTCGGGAGACTCAAATTGGGACTCTTCATAATTTAATGTTTTCTTTTTGGCAGGTGTTTTCTCCTCATCCATAGCTCCTTCAATTTCTATACCTTGATTGAGCTCCAATTGTGGTTTCTGTGGTAATGTAGACATTATTCTAAATTAGGATCTATTTCAAAACTAAGCTTGTATAATTCTTTTTCTGGTTTTGCATATTCATTAAGTATTTTAATGAAAGTTATTAGTTTGGCTGCAGTATCAACATGATTATTAGCTTCCCATTCCCTGCTGGAAAGATGGGTTAAGCTTGCCTCTTTACCTCCCATTGCTTGATGGAAGGCTATATCATTCATTACGTATTTCTTGAAGTCATGTGCTCTTTTATCTCTGAGCCACTCTTTGACATCAGCAATTTCTTTATCAGTAGTTGAGTTCTTTACGTAATTAATCAAATCGTATCTAAGGTTTGAGGTTGGGGTGGTTGAGGTGATTGCCCCCCTCTTCTAACTAACTGTTCTATTATTTCAGCCTGCCTTAAAAGCTGGTTGGCATTTGCTTGAGACTGACCTGCTATTTGCTGCGTCATTCCTCCTACGTCTGTAATAACTTGCTGCCTTATTGCTTCACTAGCTTGCATTAATTGTTGAGCAACTTGTTCTTGTATAGCTTGAGATGCTTGCTGGAATTGAGCATTGAGTTGTTCTTGTCCAGCTTGAGCAGCTTGCTCTTGAGCTTGAGGATCAACTTCCCCTTCTTGACTAGCTTGAAGTTCTTCAATGGATTTAGCCATCTTCAATCTAAAGTCTCTAGGCACTCCAGCTAATTCAAATATTTGATTCAACAATCCTACAGCTTGCTCAGGTCCAACAACCTCCGCAACTAAAGGATTACTCATAGCAGCACCAAACAACTGAGACATTACGTTAGCACTAGATGGATTATTAATCCTATCCATTCCGTCCCTAACAGAAGAGAATGATTCTAAAGCTATTGCAGTTTTATCAACGACTTCCACAACTGGTTTAGATGTTATACCTTCATCTGCATCTTCAACGGTAAACCCAAGCCTTTCCAGCTTTTCTCTAGGAACTGGAGTTTGTAACTGTGCATAGAATTGAGATTCCCCGTAAGCCATCAAGCCATCATAAACTTGTTTCTTCCAAGCATAAACAGCTCGGTCGACTGCGGAACTAGTGAACTGAAGTCTGTTACTTGTGTAACTAGCAATACTTCTTACTTCTTCCGCAGTTTGTTCGTGCGATGCAGCCGCACCAACTTCTTGAGCAGATAGAACAAGAACACGCTCCAAAATATCCAAGATTGATCGAACTCCATTGATTACGTCTGCTGTGTTTTGTTGTGGAAACTTAAAAGAAGTGAACGCCTTGCTAGGGTCGTGCTGCCCTACTCTAGCTTGCCTTGATGAGTACCCAACAAAATTCAATGTACTATACATATTTTGCCCAGCATCATTAATGTCTTCTATTGTTTCAGATCCTACTTGATCTTCATCAACAAATGTAAGGTTAGTTAAATTTTGTTTTATACTTAATAAGTACTGAGTTAAAAGATTACCAACATGATCTTGAAACGGAAGTATCTCTAAAGATAGAGATGGGTTTACAGTTTGTAGTTCATTACTATCATAACCATAGTAAACTGAAGGGCAGTAAGGAAGAGGCTCAGCATAAACAACAGTGTCATCTTGAGCTAAACAAAATCTAAACCAAACATCATGGTCGTAGTCAAAGAGTCCAGCTTCCTTGGGGTTAAGCTTTTCAAAATATTCAGTTAACAGCACAGAATAATCATCATACTCACTAGTGTAAAATTGAACATCCTTCTCACGATCTAACAACAAAGATCCTGATTCTTTTTGTAAAAACTTTACTGTACCTGAATAACCAGAATTAACATAAAGACCAAAGTTAGCATTAGACGTTAACCAGTCTATACTACCTGCACTTATCTTATCCTTGTTATAGTAATACTTATTTCCATTTACATCACCATATCTTTGTATTGTCCAATAACCACTATACTTACAGCCTGAATCAGAGTTAAAACTACTCGGTCTATGTGCAACATCCCAAAAGGTTCTAGCAGGATGTGGCATGTGGTATCTTATACCTTCCCTTGTATATATTTCTTTTTCACTACCATCAGTATCTCTAACAAGTTGTTTATCACTGTGCCAAGATTCTTTAGGGAACTGAAAACAATAACCATAATGAAGCATCTGAAAGATACTTTGTGAAAGTGTACTTGAGTAATCGTACTGCTGTGAAATAATTTGAACACGATCTGTAATTATTTCCCCTTTAATCCTATTAATTTGTGTACTCTTATGAGGCTCATACTTAAACAAAGGAACAAGATTCCTGTCGTTAAAAATTCTAGCCCAACGTATAGTAACATAAGCTTTAACAAGAGGAACAAATATATTGTAAAACCTAGGAAGGTTTAATGCTTTAGTTGTTTCACCTTTAGCAGAAACATGATCCTCTATAAGATGGGACACTCCCCACGATTCTAACGCACTTGCGACAGATGCGTCATCATCTTCCTTGTTCATTAAGCTGTGAAGAAGAGTAGGAGAAACTTGTCTAAGTGGGGCGTTCCAAGCTAAGTCTAAAGCATAGTATAGCTTATGATCTCTTAAGCTTCTAGAAATGCCTTCTTGAATTCTATTGCGAATCCTATTGATCAACTTTTCTACCTTATCTGATTTCTCTTCAGCGGTGAACGAAGACTTAAGAGCCTCTTGAGAGTACCCGTGATCTTTTAAAATATCTAAATCTATCATATCAAAACTGGCTTTCCTTTTTTCTCTGCTTCTTCAACTGCATTCTTTAACCTGTTAAATCTTTCCTTGAGAGAGCTTTGACCATACAACTTTAAAAACATCTTAACAGGAACTCCTTCTTGGATTTGACCTGTCGCCCCGTTGTATTGCCCAAAAACAACTGTACCTTTTTCCAAATCAAAATCAGGCTTGAGTCGCTTGATATGAATGGAAAAAGAATATCTTCCTTGTTTGTCCTTATTGACAACAACTTTAATATTATCTTCTGGTGCTTCTCTCATTCGTCCCTAGAAGGAACCTCGTACATGTAATCCTCTAAATCTAAATTCTCTACCTCTATCTCAACATGATCAGGACTTGCTGAAGAAACTCTTCCTTCAACATTCTCCATCATAATAGAATCACCAGCAACGTAAGAGTTAAGTAGCTCAGATAGCTCTTCATTCCCCGGTTTTGATAAGTCTATTTGGATCGTGATCATTTTTTTCGTTTAACAGGAAGATTCGTTTTTTTCTTATTTGATCCTAACTTAGGCGGGTTCTGATTAGACTTACCCATCATTTTTCTTTTTACAGGAAGATTTTTTCCTGCTGCTTTTGTTTTAGTAGTGGCTTCCCCTACTCTTGGTTTTCGCGCAGCATTTTTACTTTTTTGGGAAACCTTGTTCATCCTTTTAGCTGCCAAGCTGGTAGCTTTTTTACCTGCTGCTTTAGCCCCAGCTTTTGCCAATCCCCCAACACCTGTTAAAAAACCAGCAGCTGTGGCTACACCTTCAATAACTTTGGTAGCCTTTTCTTTTCTCCCTGTTTTTTTAATAACATCTTCCCAATGCTTGCCTTCTTCTTTGAGACCTTTCAATTCCGAAACAAGCATTTTTCTCTTATTAGCTCTAGCTTTGTTTTCTGTTGCTTTTCTTTTAGCGGCTGCAGCTTTCTTAGCTTTAAGCTTATCTACAGATCCTAGTTTTTTATGTGGCATAATATTTCTATCTCCTTAAAAGGAACTATGTCTAACATTTTACTAATGTCTAGTCTAGTCTTGGAATTAAAAAAATGCGACACTATTATCGCGGGGCTTATGAGCGAACAAGAAGGTGGACCTTGGATGCCACGCCTCAGTCCAAAACAATTTGAAATATTCAATTGCTATGGACGTTACGTTTTAGTTTCAGGCCCACGTTATTCAGCTAAAACTTGGGGTGTTCTTCAAAGATTAATGCGTCACGCATGGGAAACCCCATTCGCTAGAATAGGAGTATTCACTAACACTTTAAAGAACGCTAAGGTTGGTGTGTGGGATTTGCTTTATCAGAAGATTGTACCCGAATGGACTGAACAATTGGAAGGTTGTGAGCTTGAAACGCCAATGAAAATGGATGGAGCCACTCGAATGGAGCATTTTAAAGTAACTAATATGCATGGAGGTGTTTCAGAATTTCAACTTCATTCACTTAAAATAGAGGATGAAATAGCCCAAAAGGTTAAAGGAACAGTGTTTTCCTGCATATTTGTCTCTGAGCTTACTAACTTTAAAGAGGATTATGTATTCCGTTTTCCAAAGGGTCAGCTTCGTATGCCGGGGGTTCCATACGACAGCCATATGTGGATAGCTGATACCAACCCTTGTGAAGATGAAGGACAAGACTTTTGGGCATATAAGATATGGTATGAAGAAGCAAGGAGAGATGATCACCCAGTACCTCAATATCAGAAGAATCTACACTTAATTGAAACCCAAGTCGCAGATAATACTTTCTTAGATCCTAGAGAATTTGAAGATCTTAAAGCTACCTTCGCACATGACCCAGACTTATACGCTTCTTATGTAGAAGGCAAGTGGGTTGAGACATCTAAAGATTCTTTTTTCACTGGAGTATTTAGCTCACGACATGTGGGAGGAAATGCTGAAGGTAAATATGACAACTGGGATGTTCTACTACCTCAGGAAGACACAGACATACTTTATACTGGTTGGGATTTAGGTGATAAGAATCATGCTGCAGTTATAATGGAAAAAGTAATCACATCAACTGGACCAGCATTCAATGTATTGGATGAACTTGTGATTATAGGGGAAGAAGTTTCAATCGAAGATTTTACAATAGCGTTTCAAGAAATGATGCGTGAATGGGAAGAAGTAAATGGTAAGCGTTATCAATGGATTCATTGGTCGGATGCTAGTGCTGTAGATAGATTCAGATCAGCTGCTGGAACTTGGGATGCAATGATTGTTTCTCAAGTAACTGGAGGTGAAATACAACTAAGTCCATGTCCTAAGTTTGCTGAATCTGTAAGGTTGAGAGTAATGCTTACTAAACAATTACTTACAGAAGGGAAATTAACAATAAGTGTTAAAGCTGACGGAATGATAGACTCATTAAAGGGAGGCCTTAAGAAAACAAAGGGAAAGAGTAAGAGAACCTACGTCAGGAATAATAAACATAAACACGTTTGGGATGCTGCTACATACTGTATATTGGGTGAAATGTTTCACGATATACAAATAGGAGGCGACAGCCCGTCAGCCAAGCTCCTTAGAATCTAACCCATCAAGATCTTCTGGGTTAGCTGACTCATCACCTAATAAGTCAGCTATAGATGTCTTTGCGTATTCAGCCATACCGATTGCTGTTAACGCCCCTCCGTAAAATCTTAAACTTATATAGTCTTCTCTTTCCATCTCGTTACTAGCGAGTACAACTAAACCATGACCGAAGTGTTCTGAAATAATATTAGACACTTTCCTAGCCATAGCTTTTTGTGTCTCGTTCATGTAGTTACCTTGATTTCCTGATCCTGAAATAAGACTGTCCGTCTGATCCCTTTACAACACCCTCACTTAATAATGGTCTTTTAGTTACTGGTGGAATTGTTCTTCTTGAAGGAATAGAAGGCTTAACAGTTGCAGGAGAAGCTAACTTAAAAATAGCAGCATTACGCTCCATTCTTGGAGCTACACCAGTTTTATCTTTTTTAGATTTCCTGTACTCATTATTATTTAAGTACTCTATAGCCGCCCCTTTAAAATCCCCACTGTTGATTAACTTTAAAGTCTTAGGGCTACCAGATAAGTCACCCCTGAAAAATCCATCAACTACAGCATTCTGCATTGATTTAGATAGATTATCAAAGTTTTTAATCTTCCTCTTTGCTAGTTTGATCTTAGATTGAGAATCATGATCAAACAATTGCTGCATCTGCTTATTGCTTAAAGGCATTCGGCCAGACCTAATTGCGTCATAATTTCCACCTGCTATCCTTTTAAGGACTGGATCATTGGCAGTAACAAGATGTCCAACCCCTATTGTTAAATTACCCTTATGATCTTTATAAGCGTAACCGGGTCTTCCTTCTTTTCCTCTACCTTCGCTCCTAACAATATAATCATATAATGATTGAGCTTGAGTAGGTCTTGATTTTTTTAATCTTGGATCAGCCATTAATATTTACCTTTTTTATTTTTAACGGTTAAACCTTTTTTCTTAGCGTATTTCCTCGCCTCTTCTTTTCCCTTCTTCGTGTACGGGAATTTTTTCTTTCCTGCTGTTGGCATAATATTAACTCCATTCATCGGACTCTAGTAACTCCAGTATTGTACCGTAGTTCTCTATGTCTTTCGCTGTGTCTAGCATAGGCTCATTCTGTGCTTCTGACGATTCTTTGTTCTCTATCCGTTTCCATGTTAGGTTCATCATTCTTTGCAATTTATCATTTAGCCGAAATCCAACACCTAATATGTTTAAGTTTTTCTTCTCCCAAGCTGCTATATTCTTACTACCATAGTCGCTTTGCTTCTTATCAAATAAGATTAAATTTTCTACTTTAACTTCCGCTGCTTTCTTCGCCATGCTGGTCTTCAGATCCAGTGCTTGCGACATTATCCCCGCCATGAAAGCTGGGCTCGGTTTGTCCTGCATTTTCTTTAGCGTTAATATTATCGCCTCCTGAGCTTGTTCCGCTGTCAGGCTGTCCTCCGCTGATAGTGACTTGTTTTGGGTCATTGATTTGTATTGGTGTTAGTTGTTGTCCGGGCATGAAGCTAGCTTTCTTTTTAGTTTCTTCGGACTTCAATTGCTTATTATTCACCATATTCCCGCATATTTTAGCGGATTCGGTGAGTTGTTTAGATACTTCAACAGCTTTACTTATTGCTTGTAGCTTTATTGCATCATCATCAGATTCATATGCTATATCAGCAGCAAGCTGCATTAATGGTTCAAGCTTCTCTGCTGATAGGAAAACATAACCAATGCTGGTCTTTACAACTCCTTCATTCTCTATGAAGTCTCCAAGCTTCTTTAACTCAGAATATTTCTTTCTTTTAACAGCTACTAATCCAGTACTAGCTGCGGCTTGTTTAGCTTCTTTAGCTGAGAACATCCCCTTTGTAGGTGGGACAACAGTAGTCTCACCCTCTGGCATATCCATAGGTCTTTCGTCTTCTTGCATTATTCCTGTATCACTCATTCCATCCAAATTCTAATTCGTTATCTCTTCCCCAGCATGTTGCATCTTTGTATTTAGTTTTCAGTGGCATATAGCACATACAGCCTAATTCAGGCTCTTCATGGCTACCGCAAGTCTTTCTCTTGTGGTTGAATATCGGACACTGCCAGCACTCTCGGTATCTCGCCAGCCGTGTGGTCGAGTCCACCATTTGCGTGTAAGGCATCCCGAAGATTGACCACCACATCAATCGGCCCCCTGTTATCAGGATGTTTGGCAGACACTTGACGGGACTTAATGAACGGCACAAGGAAATGGCCCCCTGCAGTGCGACTGTTGCGAATGCCCCCACACGGGATAGACGCTTGCGATATGAACGAACGATAGACATCTAGTAGTTTTCCTTTTAGTTTGTAAACAGACTTCGCCACATATCTGCAATAATCTGCAGCACTTAGGTTTGACCGTTTATTCTTTTCAGATCTAATTGTATTATCCCACCAGTTCTTCTTTGGTGTGATTTCAAGGCCCCAATAAATATGTTCATTCTTAAATGCTAGCAATCTTGTATTACTCATTTCTGCCCATAATCCCTTGTCTTGAGCAATGCTTACACAAGCATCATGACCTTTGCCTTTGAAGTCTTGACCTATGTTTTTGAACTCATCATAGAGACTATTCTTCCAGTTCGCCCTATATGGTATTGGATATAATTCAGCAAAGCCTAAGTCTATTGATTCCTGATCTTCAACCAGTCTTTCAAGCATTTTTTCCTGCATAACCTCCCATACTAGCTTCATTTGAGGGAGGGTTATAACCCCTGTTTCTGCTATTTTTTTCAGGAGCTTTTCATCAAAATACATTTTTTTTAAAAAAAACCTTGTGCCATTTTTGGCTAATGCCTAGCTTTCTCAACGCAGAGGGTGGCAAGGCCAAGAGCAGGTTAGCGGTCTTCCACAATAACAACAATAAATTTATCCCCCTACGGGTCAAGGGCTCTAGCTAGTTCTGCTCATTCCTAGCGCCACCTCTGCAATTAACTTGACTCGCTGGGGGAGTTTTTTTTGAACAATGACAATAGCACAACTGAACAGAATAAGACTAGATGCACAAAGCTTTAGGATCTATGTATGCCTACTTTGTGAAAGCGACATGAGCGTTAATAGAATCGCATCGAAGACAGGCATCACATGGAAGACTATCAACAAGAAACTCCCAAAACTGGAAGCAAAAGGCTTAGTAGTTAAAACAAATAACAGATCCAAGGTTAACACCTACACAGGAATAGATCACAGTGTGGAAAATAACCCAACTGTTATGGAAAATAACCTAAGCGTAACTATGGAAAAAGACAGAGCAGTTGAGGAAAATGAACTAACTGTTATGGAAAATGACCCAGTTAATAGGGAAATATACGAAAAATACTCCTGATAACCAAGGGGTATCATCTATATCACATATATATATTATATAATACTAATATCTCTAACACAAGTAAATAATACACATTAATATCTTTAGTTAATTAATATCTCTATCACAAAGGAAATGAGCAATAAGAAAACCCACTTAGAAGACCCTACCGCAGAAAAGGCTCTCCTAGGTTGCATAATGATGGACCCTGAAGTTGTAGATAAGCTTCTAGGTAAAACAGAAAAACCACTACAACTCTTAACGAACCACAGTTGCGTCAACGCAATGGTGGTTATCTTAAAGCTAAACGAGACAGGTAAGATCGTAGACAGGGTATCTATCTCCCATGAGCTACTGAAATCCAACAGGGAAACAAATGCCATAGCATTCATGGACGAATGTGAATCATTAACTCCCTCTTCGTTCAACTGGGAGTACTACTATGGAATACTAACTGACCTACACAAAGCCAGAGAAACTAAGAAGCTGTGCGATGAGGTATCTCATAGAATATCAACAGATGGTCATGCTGAGCCTGCAGGGGTACTAGAAGGCCTTTACGAGAGCGTAGAGGGTCTATGCAGGGATAAGGATAAAGAAACGTCTATAAAGACTTATAAGGAAGTAGCACCTGAAGCTGTAGAATTTTTCCAAACTTGTTTTGAAAATAAAGGTAAGGTCACTGGTATAACAACAGGTCTCACCAACCTAGATAAAATGATTAACGGTCTTAACAATAGACATCTCAATATCATTGCAGCTAGACCATCAGTAGGTAAGACATCACTAGGAATCTGTATAGCAGATGCTGCAGCTCAAGCAGGTAAAAAGGTTCTGTTCTTTTCCTTAGAGATGTCAGCACCAGAAATCATGATGAGATCCATATGCTCCAAGATGAACCTCAATTACAGAGATTGTCTACAAGGTGATCTGTCAAATGACCAATTAAAAAAAATTTCCTTAGGCATTGATTATGTAGCAAAGTACCCCATCTTCATAGATGACTCCCCCTCCTCTACAATCCATCAAATTAAATCTAAATCTAAAAGATATAAACGAGACTTCGGTATTGATATGATCATTGTAGATTACCTTCAGATCATAAGCACAAATAAGAAATACGAAACTAGAGATAGAGAAATAGCAGCATACTCCTCCGCTCTTAAACAAATAGCCAGAGAACTAAACGTACCAGTAGTATGCTTATCTCAATTATCCCGCGAAGGAGCAAAGAATGACAGGAAACCTAGGCTAACTGACCTAAGAGATAGCGGGGCTATCGAGCAAGATGCCGATGTTGTTGTCATGATTCATAGGGACAATGCCATTGACAATAAGATGGATAGGCCATATCCATTGTCTTTAATAGTTGCCAAACAAAGGAATGGGCCTGTAGGGGAAGTAGATGTAGAATTTGTACCCCAATATACTAAAATGAGAGTTCCTTCTCTAATTGATAATATTAGTGATCTGCCAGATGCACCGCCCAGAGATTCTTTTGGGTATGCGACCAAGTAATTGCAACAGACAATCAGGATGTGTAGCTGAATCTATAGTTACAGCTGAACTATTAAAACGAGATTGGGTAGTATCTACCCCAGAGGGTGACTATGCACCCTACGATAAGATAGCTACCAAGAATAAGTTCATAAAAAAAATTCAAGTTAAGTCCTCAGACTCTCAAAGAGGGTCCACTTATAGGTGGACTATGAGATCTGGAGCTAGGAAAACTACTGTTCCAAACATAGAAGACATAGATATATACGTCTTCGTAGCTCTAAGACACCAGTTATTCCTAATAATTCCCTACGATTTGATCATAGGTAAGAAGACTTTCTCTTTTCCTTTAAGTAATTCCTGTAAATCTCCGTGGGTAATGCATGTAAATGCATGGGGACTACTAGAAAATAAAGGATATACAGACGTTATTTAAGGATAGATCCTATTTTCTTAGCCTGTTCTATGGCTCTCTTTAATACTCTCACCGCTTTATAGTCTTTAGTTTCGTCCAGCTCGTTAATAGCTGCCTGCAGCGATAGAATTAAATCTGACATAGCTCAGACAGCCTACTACATTTAGGGTTCATGGAAAGTCATTTCATGAAATGGGCTTAAAGTCGCGCAACACGGTATACTTATATATACCGCGATAACCCCCATAGCCCCGCTCCCACCCCCTAGGTGTTTCTCGACCTGAACCATTCTAGGAAATAACACCAACAAAATGAAGATTTTCCCTTTTCTGTTAATACTGAAAACGGAAAGGGCAAAAGGGATCGTTTACTATCTGAGAGGGACTAGCCTATCGGTTAGAAAGTCTCAACTTCTTAATTCAAACTAAATACTATTATGTCAAAGACTAATAATACTATTACTACAGGGTCGAATACATCGACAGATAAAGCTGATAAGGCACGTTCACAAGCTCCTAAGGAAACTCCAGAAGTACCTAATGAGTCTCAACCAAGCGTTGAGAGTGAAGTCCCTGAAAACGCAAATAAGGACCAATTGAGCGAGAAAGAACCGTTCCCAATTATAGAGGGGATCAAAGACACCACTCAATTGCGTCCCGAGTTCATCCAAGCAGTTCGTGTAAATGCTCCAAAAGCATTGCAGCACAACGGATTAAAAACTCTACAAGAGTTCATCACTGGGACAAAAGGGCAAATTGAAGAAGCTCTAATGTCTGAGGTAAAAGAAGCTCATGCCTTGGTCAAGAAATTAGGCAAAGAAGAAGCACAAGCCCATTTAGATACAGCGGGTCATGCTCATGTTTCTAAGAATGTCAGAACATTTAATGATATTGATCGTACAGGTGTCAGGACTGTGAGAATTGATCTTAGGACTGATATTGATTATCAGTCGTAAAAATCCACAAAGAACCGCCCCCAAGCTGGGGGTGTGTTCTTTTTTTGTTTATACCAGTACTGTTCAAAATCATCAGGTTAACACTATCACGTTAATCTGATAATTTCGAACCGACAGGCTAAGTAATGCTTAGTTATGTGACAGTCAAAGACTGTTACGTTGTGTTCGAATAGTAGGATTTATGCCTACTATGTTCTTTGACGTGCCAGCGTGACGCTGTACGTGTGTCGTGTCCTAATGGGATGCGTAACATGTACGTGGTTCCAAGTGAACTAGCGGGAGCTGTGTGATCTGATCAGGTCGATCTGTGTCTGCATTTGTGCGATAGGCAGTTTAGTTAACTGCAGAAGCCATAGACTTTAAGTCGGTATAGGTTCTGGAGAACAAGTGAGAACAGACAAGGTGGTCGTTGCAAGGGTATGCGAGACTGATTAGGTGCTACCAACTTCGGGGTAGCTAGTAGTGGACATGGAGTGCTTCATGTCTGCGAAGGAAGGGTTAGATACTGGGCATTAAGAAGAGTCCTTTGGATACTTACCTCAACTAACCTCATCCTGTGTCTGGCCTGAGTGTATGGGTATAACATACATCGAGGGTTTTGTTTCGTCCTATTCTTATTTATCAGGGATATGGAGGCGATTAGATGATGCATATAGTGAGCCGCTTATGTAGTTCACTGACCATCACACTATGAGCCTCCGTGTCCTTTTTTTGTGTCTATTACAGGTACATGATAGGCACACAAAAGGGACATGATTACATGCACCTTAAATGAGAAAGTAAAAATATGGGAAGAAGAAAAGATCATAAGCCTGACCCTAGGATAGTTGAGAGGATAGATCCTCACACTAGACAGCGTGTTAAGAGCGTTAGGATAAGTGCTAGTAGTTGGTTTAACGCAGCTACTAGGGATAGGAAGCTAGACCCTTCATGGGATCAGCAGACAGTGCCTAAGCAGAGAGGTAAGAAACCTGACAGGACAAGGAGCAACGATAAGTTATGAGCCTACCTAGAACTAGAGTTGTAAATAAGATACATGAGGAAACTGGTACTAATATTACTGTTACACTTAAGAGGAAAACAGTAATGGTTGAAGGTACTAGGAATGGAATAGATATAGCCATCATTAAGCTCAAGAGGGAGAAGGGATGGCGAGATAGATTTAACGCAATTATTCTGACAGAGGATAATCGCGTACAAAAACAAATAAGATAACAATATGAGTGAAGAAAAAGGAAAGGGTAAGGTGGAAACAGTAAACCTACCACCATCATCTGTAGGCATGTTGGATTTTTATCTGACAGCGATCAGAACAGAGGCAACAGCTAGTCCTTTATATAAGACAGCTGTGAATGAATTACGTGAATGGGCTAAGAGCCATGATTATTTAATCAACAAATCATTATGATAATAAACATACTAGGTATAGCGGCGTTGATCTTCCTATGCTTATTCTCAACCATGATACTAATAGACTGGTGGGAGGATTTATAATGCAAATGAGAAAGTTAAACAGAAAGAAGAGGAAGAAGGAATCTGACAAAGGACAGATGACTTTTAGGAACGTGATAGGAGACTACTTTGTTTCTCCTAAGGAAGGACGGGATAGGTTTGCTAAGATAAGAAAGGAAATTAAATAATGGCTAGGACATATTATTCACATGATGAGAATCTTTATAATGAAAAAGATCACTCATCTATTCACTCACAACCTTCTGATATTTCAAGAGAGGGGGACAAGCTAAGCTTACCTATATATCCCCATTCGAGAAATGTTTACATTGGGAGGAAAGGATCTCCAAGGCTCCCAACTGATTGGGAGGATGATGAACTACGTGCTCGTTGTTGTGATATAAGTAACGAGTTCTTAATTATGTTAGTACTCTTTGATGAGATAATGGAAGTGCTTGAAGATGCTAGTAAAACAGATCTGAAAGCCAAGTACGTATTAAAAGATTACAAAGACAGGTTACTTAAAGAAGAGGAGGGGTATGAAGTTCCTTTAATAGAATAATGTGGGCTACAGTAAATGAAGAACAGCACAATGTTGTTCTATACAATAAAGCTAGCGGCGAAACTAGTGTGCTAGATTATTCAGAGGATACATCCCTTATGTATATATATGGGCCAAGAATATCTACACACTTTAACTTCACGCCATTGAACCATAGTTATGTAAAAGTTTCTGATGAATTGATTATAGGTGATTCTTTATCAGAAGAGGAACGCAAGCTGGCACATGACATGTTAAATTGTATGGCTATGAAGCATGGGACTTATCTCAAATGGGAAGAGATAGATTGGTTGAGTGGTGGATACTTAAACCTATACAACAAGATACTTGAATGTATGTATGCAATTAAGAATGGATCTAATATATTCTGGCAATTACCTGAGGCACACTTACATCCAGCGATTCAATGCGAGTTACCTAATCTGTTTCTCAGGCTTATATACAAAGGATACTGGGAGCAAGATGATGGGCTTAATATGTTGAGAGGTTTTACAGGGAAAGATGTAGGTCTGCCTGATATTAAACTTACTGAACAGCAAAACAGGAAGACGACTAAGCCTTTAGTGATTACATCTAACTCTGAGCATATAATACTGAGAACTCAGAGATTAATAAGTGACAAAAATATTAGTCACAAAAGTGTAAGGATAATGCACATGGATATATAATTTAGGATACACAAGCAGTCCCGCTATTAAGATGCGGGTCGGGTTGAATATTGCCCCGTCATAGCCGCTTGTGTATCTGTTTTTACACCAATGAAAATAGATCTAGATCAGATACTATCTGAAGAACAGCACATAAGAGTTAAGAGAATGTTATCATGTGATGCTGGAAAAGAAATGAGACTAAATGCTCTTAAAGAATTCTACAGAAGACCAGACGTAGCTGATAATATTATTAAGTCAGGCTACGACACAAACCTGTTAGCATATTTAACAATCATAAACTATGAAGGGTAGATTGCAGTAAGAATTTCTAGTCAACGATGACTGAAAACAGGAGAACTCCCATCCCGTGTGATCCTGTCTTGTAACATGGCGTAATGCCTAGGGATAATAGGAGAAGTTATATGATTAATATAACAGTTCGTTATGGATTGGAGCGTCAAGCTACAATCGAGGTTGAGGATGGTTCATCTATCGCTCAAGTGTTAGAGAAGGTTCGTCCTGCTCTAGGTTTTGGCAGCAATGTTAAAGCCTTAATTGGTGGTGTTACTCAACCAGAGTCTAACACTGTTAGATGTGGTGATGTAATCACTGTCGAAACTGCGGCCAATTCAAAGGCAGCAGATGAGGTTTCCGTGACCGTCAAGTATGGTCTTGAGCGGAGCATCACAACCTCTGTTCCAGTGGGTAGTTCCATTGGTGATGTACTCAGAAGAGTACGTGCAGCACTGGGCTTTGGCGATAATGTCAAAGCGTTAATCGACGGGGCTACTCAGCCTGAATCAAACACTGTCACAGAAGGTGATGTGATTAGTGTTGAAACCGCAGCCAATTCAAAGGCTGTTTAACTCTGGCCTTACAAGGCTAGCCTTTTAGGAGCAGAACTGCAGCCCTCACGGGTAAATCCGTGGGGGTTTTTCTGTTTCTATACAATAAATAATAATATGAAATACGAAGATATAATAAAATCAAAACACTTGATACTAACAGATCAAGGTGTGTTCGAACCTGAATACAGAATGATGTATAAAGGTACAATGGATCAAAGATTAAAGCGTCATATAGAATCTCAACCAATGATGGTTAATAATATATCATCAATGGCTGGTATGCCTATGAATTTTTCTAGGCTTGAACCTAAAGGGGAAGATTCTATATCACTAAGCTTAGTAACCACTCAATTGAGTAAGCTTAAGTTTAACACAACATTTGAAGTAATAACTAAAGATGTGTTTATGCTTTTCTCAAATGATAACGAGAAAGAATGTATAGATTTTGATGGACTACCTGACAAATGGTTGTCCCCTACATTTAGGAATGGCGATTCAGAATCTAGAAGTAACAGGCAGACTTACACGTTGGACTGGGTAGTTCCTGAATATATAAAATTATATATTACAATGGAGTACCACGGGAAAACAGATAACAATACATGGCGACCAGCTAGAAGTTATCTTCACTGCAAGATTGAATCTCATGAAAGTAATAAATGGCATGAGGAATCTAAAGGGTGGTTTGTTTTACCTACAGGTAATGTTTATGAGAACAGTGAGATATGTTTTGGTGAAACTTACATGGAGGACATAGGAATTGTTGATGCAACTAAGAAGAACATAGACTTATTCTATAGCACTCCTTGGAACTCTGACTTAACAAACTCAACTAAAGGTAGGAACTCATCAGTACTGTTCAGGTTTTGTACAGATACAAACCAGCAGTTAGGTGTTCCGTGTCCTGCTCATATTCTTATGGAGAGTTTCAGTAAAACTTACTTAGAAAATATAAGCGTATAACAATGAAAATAAATTCAATACCAAAGTCAATGACGATTATAGATAATCAACTTGTCTCAGAGATGAGTGATCTAGAAGAGAGGTCAATAAAAAGCGAAGCTATAATTATTACATCTATAATGAGTGACAGGCCTGAAGAGTTTTCTAATGTAAGATCTTTAGAATCAATGGGAAGCTTAGGTAGGGAGAAACTGTGGAAGTTGATATGGATCTACCTTAGGCAAGGTAACAGGATAGAGGGAATGGGTGATGAACATACAGATATGCTTCTGAATCCACTGTACTTTATTAGATCTAAGATAACTCAATGTGAAAAAAGAACTTTATCACAGAGCATCTTAGATGAATGCATTAGATCACGAACAGTAGAATAAATGTTTATTTTTAATATACCCAATGACATGAACAGACATTATCATATAATAGGAGCAGGCGGAGTAGGTAGTTGGTTACTACCTGCTCTGGTTAAACTAGCAGATCAACATGATTCCATTACTATACATGATGGGGATGATCTAGAGTTGAAGAACATGGACAGGCAACTGTTCAGGAAAGAAGATATAGGTTCTAACAAAGCGGAAGCACTTTCATCTAGGTATAAGAATGAAGCTCAGTGCATGATGTATACAGTACCTAGGTATTTCTCAGGAGAACTGGAAGGGGTCATTGGTTCACCAGAATACACATGGCTTCTTGGTTGTGCCGATAATCATCCAGCTAGGAAACTAATACTGGAGGCATGTGATACTCAGGGATACAAATCAATCATAGGTGGTAACGGTTACACTGATGCTGATGCATACTTCTATGAGTCTAGTATGCGTGGGACTCCATGTGATCCACGGGTTTATTATCCTGACATACTAACTGACACGACAGGTTCACCTATACATGCAGCGGGATGTACTGGTGAAGCACAAGATGAAACACCTCAACTTGTGCTGGCTAATATGTGGGCAGCAGCTCACATGTTACATCTACTGTGGTATCACACTGAGATAGCTAAAGATATACCAGAAGATATGAAGGAACATATGCCTATGCTTTCTAGGAACTCAGCGTATATGTTTGAGACAG